TGATATAATTCGAATAAGTTTACTTGGAGATCGTCATGACCCCTTCCCCATTTGCAAATTCGATTATGGGTCGGCCTTATCAGGCTCGAACTATGGAAGTTAGACCGGGTGACTCTGCTTATGATCCATCTCAGTTTGGTTTGGGTGGCTTGCTTGAGAGATTACAAGCAACGGATAGGCTATCCGTAACGGATAGAGCGCAACCCCGACCCGCTAATCCGTTTTTAAATCAGCTTGGTCAAATGCCTTTGACTCAAGGCCCGACAGCCTCTCGCCCTGCACAAGTTTTAGCTCAACCCGCTAATCCTTTTGAGGGTAACGAGCAGTATCAGGCGTTGATGGAATATCAGAAATCTATGGCTCCTCAACAAGAACAGCTTGATCGTTTGAACGAGTTACGCACTGCCTTTGAGGGTACGGGCGGCTACAAGGATTACCGAATTAATCAGATGGAACAGCAGATGCAGCGTATGCAGCAGATGCAGCGACAGCGCAACCCGATGATGGGTATGGGCTTGGGTGGTATGCGTCCGATGGGTATGCAGCCGTATCAGGGATTTGGTAGGCCACAGTTGCCTATGCGTCAGCCGATGCCAGTTCCGCGTGGTGGTTACATGGGTCAACAGATGATGAACCAACCGCGTCAGTTCGGTGCGATGGGATACAATCAACCGCAACCTTATCAGCAGCAGCAATATGGCATGATGGGTGGTTATCAGCAGAATCCCTATCAGCAGATGCGACCGCAACCACAGCAGTTTGGTGGATATGGCATGGGTCAGCAGATGGGTGGTTACGGGGGATATGGAGGAATGTCGAATCCTTATCAACCGCAGCAGATGGGATCATATAACCCGAACAATTCTATGGGTTACGGTCAGCAGCAAATGAATCAGTTCCAAGGATATGACATAATGCGTTAATCTCTAATGGTTAGCTTGCAAGTTTCGCACTTGCGCTCTGATTCGCTTACTCTTTTGAGAGGAATGCAGCACTTGATGCACTGATTTGCATCAAGTCTTTTTTGGAACTCGCCTGATTCTTGTAGCTTAATTAGATTCATTGCGGGGTAAATTGTATCTTGATTTAATTTGACTCAGTGATTGCATGGTTAGCCCCATGATGTCAGCCGCGTCTTTTAAAGACAATTCTTTTTTTAGAAGTTTGTTGAGCATTTTAGCGTCTTTTGTCAGTGCAAGTTTTGGTCTTCCACCTGTCTTGCCGTTTTGCTGTGCTTTTAATCGGTCATTTATTTGCTTCTGTGTTTTTTTATTATTGACCATTCCTGCGAGTTTAGGGTTTGTTTCTACATCTTTTTTTGTTTGTGCTTCCCAAGCCTGACGGTACAAGTCTTGATACTTTTCCATTTCAGTCAGCAATTTTTCTCTCCAGTATATCGAACAAAGCCTGTAGCTCCTCTACATTTTGTTTGGTGGTTTGGTCGGATCGCGCCGTAGCATCATGCTTCATCCAATGCATACGGCGCTTGATCCTTTCGATTATCTGGACAGTTTCTACGTCCATTTTGCATCGCCTTTTAGAACCAAAACTGGCCCGACGATTTTTTGTCCACAGAGTTCAGATGCTTCTGTATTTACAGGTAAATTTTCAAGTAAACCTTCTTCATTTACTAAAACCTGTACGTTTGTGTCATCAGGAATGAGAACCATTTCTACAAACCCTCCGACAATTTCTTGCGCTTGTTCAAGCGTTGGTGGTGTGTTCTCTAACGTAGTAATCATTAATATCTCCTTTTACTAGAACTTGGTAGTATTACCACATACTCCCACATCAGTCAATAGTTGGTTCATTATTATGTAGTGTTCCACCCACAACACCGAGGAATTTCTTTGGCCCTGATCTGGTGATTTTGAACTGCCCGATGCGATTGGTGTTTTGCAGTTTTGTAACGTCTTTTTTAAATGTTTCTTCACTTAGGTTCATGAGTCGTAGGTTTGCCGCGGTCATATCGTCATCTGGTGCAATGCGAACCATTTCGTGCAGGCCATCTGTGTTGCCGCCTTTGGTGACTGGATGCCCTGACAATTCTCTTTCTTGAATGAACTGGAACACTAGCTCCAGTCTGTTGCGAACTGTTTGTGAGAATTTAACAGCGATTATATCTTGTGATCTATCTTCAAGCAAACCTGTGTTCGGGTTACGAATGAAGTGCCTGAAGTCTCTGTTGGCGGGTCCGTTTGACTTTACGACTGCGCCATCGAATACGCCGTTTCGCGTATATGGAATGTTTAAATCTTTGCAGCGTTGCTGTCCTACAGTTTCGCCAACAGGCCAAACGGCGAACGCCGCACGCACGCCATCAACGATAGCGGAGGTTCCGCGAATAGCGTTCCGCGCTTCTTCTGGTGTTTTGATCGGCTTATCGTCTTTGATCTTTGCCATGTGGTGGTTGACCATAACAGTTGCGCCCGTTTCGGTAGCCATCTGTGCGAGCATGCCCATGAAGGCAGCACCCGCGGCGGGATCGGCGTTTACATCCGCGTGAACAAACGATGCGAGAGGGTCGATTACGATTAGCTTGAGCCTTGTCATTGTTAGCATCTGTTCGTAAACGCGAGCAAACTCTGCGCCCATTTCGTATGAGTTGTCGATCTTTTGCATGACAGGAAACACGCCACCGAGGTTCGGTAGTGGTAGAATGCGCAGCTTATGGTCGTAATGCTCACGGTATTTTTGCGGGTCGAGCCGCGAAATACGTCTGTGCATTTCGTCTTTGTCATCTTCCGCAGTCAGAATGATTGCATCTCCATGTTCTGCTACGAGGCCACCGAACGAGTTTTGCATAGATGCGCCAGAGGCGACTTTCATAGCGAGGTCGAGGGTCATCATACCTTTGCCGCTGTCACCCGCAGCAGCGAATACGACAGGCACGCCTAGCGGTATTGTATCACCGATTAAAAACTTTTGTTCGGGTGCAGAGCCAACAAAGTATTTGTCGATCAGCAGGCTATCATCTAGCAGTGAGATTGGCTTTTTGACTTTGCTTTCGTGCGATTTGATGAATGCTTCTACGTTGAACTCTTGCTCAATGGCATCAGCAGCATCCCACTTTTCTTCTTGAGTTGATGGGATTTGCAGCATCAGAGTTGACTTTGCTCCAGCTTCTTTCGCTTGAGCTTCGACAATACCTGCTAGTCTTTTACCAGCAGCGTCATTATCGGGCCATAGGATTACGTTTTTGTTTCGTAATGGCGTGAAGTCGAACTTGGACGCGGTGTTTTCTGACAGCATACCAGAGCCACCGATGGTGCAAGTTGCAACGTATCCTAGCTGGCTAAGAGCATCTGCGCACTTTTCTCCTTCTACCCAGATAACTGTATCTGAGGTTAAAATGTTCGGGATATTGTAGAGAGGTCGAGGTTCTGGAATGCCCTGCCGCCCATTCATGAACTGACGGAACTGCTTTTTTGGCTTACCTGTGCTATCTAAGATTAGATCGCCTGTCTCGCTTTTGTCGAAATACTTTCTGACAGTTACAAGAACCTCACCGTTTTCATCCGTATATGTATATTCGTTTTCGAATGGCGTTCCCGGTCCAATAGTAGGTTTCACTGACTTTTGTTCGGGTTGTTGGAACCCGGCTGTTGTGTTTGTGACCTGAAAGTTTTGAGGATTGTTCGGCTTAATAATGTTTTCGGGTGCTGGCATAAACCGTTGTGGCAAATGATCCTGAAAGTATTCCGCTGTTTCTTCAATTGACCAACCCCTGCCTTCTTTTAGTATTTTGCTAATCCCACCGACACCATCGCCTGACTCAAAGTCTTTGCCGCTTAGGAACCACGGGCTATTTAAATCAATGTTGATACGCAGAGACTGTCCTCTTTCGCCCCTAAGTGATCCGAGCATGAAATCATTGCCGCGCCGAATGCCTTCGGGGTAAGTTTCGATCAGCGTACTAAGCTGAATATGCCGCGGCACTTCGCTTGAGATACGCTCTGCGACTTCTTTTGAACTATTGCCAAATCTTTTTATATTCATTATCTTGTCCTCATACCCAAACTATCCACTAGATATGGGGTCGCACTTCCACACGCGGCCCCATATCCTTTTACTCTTTCCAACATGTTTCCCTAAACTCGCACCACTTGCATAGGAAAAAATCTTTGCTTTGTGAGATACGAGGTAGAATGTCACCCGCTTTTGCAGCCGTCAAGATGTCCACAGCACGGTCACTCGCCTCTTGCGCGAGCTTGGCATCGTATGGCACTAGCTCATAATACACTTCAGAGGTGTTTTTGTTTACAACCGTAAATAGAGCGGGATGTCTGTTAAGGTCCATATACGTCTGATAGAGTGCGATTTGCGTGGCGTAAGTTGGGTTTGCCTTTGCAACCCCTTGGCGAACAAAGCCTTGAAACTTTTTATCGTTTGCTGACTTGCATTCCCACAGAGCGGGGTATTCCATAGCCACTGGGCCATCGCATACTACGCCATCTATATGACCGCGGATTTCGCCATCTGCGATAGAGAATCCGAACTGCTCGCCGCCTTTGTCTTCTGTGCGCAAATCAAAACCTGCGTCTCTGAGC